GTGGTGTTACACCTAGATCTACCGGACATCCAGAGGATGAATCGGAATTTTATTAATAATGAACAAGTTTAATGATTTAGTAAGTTTTCTGTCTGAAACAAATGTAACGGAAGCGGCACCTGTTGCCCCTGCTGCTCCTGCCGCACCTGAGGCACCTGCGGCACCGAAGTCTAAAGAAGAACAAGAAGCGGAACAATATATAGATCTAGTGCGTACCTTTGCAACGCCAGAAATACTTAAAATTATTGCCGATACAAAGAAGGATGATATAACAAAAAAGATAGAAATTGAACGGGCACTTAAAAAGAGCGTAGAAAATCCAGACTTATCTAAAATTGAAAACTTTTTGAAAACAACGTCTAGGGAATGGAAAGGCGGTAGTCAATTAAAGAGATTACAAATGATGTATAAGGGTGCTGCTGGGCTTGTTCTACCAACAGCCAAGGGTAGTACAGGCGTATATGCTTAAGGAGAAACAAATGAGTGAATTTGAAAAATTATGCGAACAACATGGGATACTTAAAACTGTACGTAACGAAAGATACCCTTCACAGATCAAGTTTAGTAAAGAATTTATGGAAAGTTTGGCAAAGGAATTTTATAGCAATAAACTTAAGTTAGACGAAGACAAAGAAAAGCCAATAAGAAACTACCAAGAAAAATTTAATAAAGCATTGAGGTTTGAAATTTCACATCTAAACCAAAGGGCAGATGTAGAACTAGAAACAATGAGAGCAAAATTTGATGCTGAAGCAGATACAAGCGTAGCAATTGAACAGAATAATCAACGTGTACCGGAAGTAAAGGTTGATGGTAAACAGGTTTCTCTTCCACAAAATGATGCACCAAAGGATTATAAGTTAAAGCAGGATACATGCAAGCAGAAGAGACTGGTACTAAAACGAAATGCATATTCAAATTTAAAAGAATCAGGAAAATAATTACTGTAAAGCTTCAAAGCTTTTTCCTAGTGCTATACTACCTTCATAAGAATTATCAATAAAGAATTCTGGTTTAATAGAATCTTTACCAACCTTAACACATAATTCGTTTATATCCTTTATAGTATTATACTTTTTAGGCCAAAAGAATACCCGTTCACCTTGTTCAATAAGTTTGTTTGTTTGATATCTAACATCTTCATTTTCTTTTAATTGATTATCCAGTATCCAGATCTTTTGATATAACTTATATCGCTTCATTTGTTCTTCTTGGGTTTCACTCATCGAAATACCACACATCGCCAACCCGTTTTTTACAAACATGGAATCAATAGGCCCCTCAAATATAAACAGATAGTCAAGTTGCTCGTTAATTTTATCAAGACCGAATACTGAGCGTTCAGAGTTTAGCTTGCTCATGTATTTTGGGCGGTCTACTTCATCCCTTTTATACATCGCCCTTGATTGGTACCAGACTATTTTTCCTTTATAGTCATAAAATGGTATTATCAATCTATTTTTATGAATGAAGTCTTTAAGGCTTATATATAACGCCTTTGGTTTGTTGATTGCAGTATCTAGACGCCTGTTCTTAATAAGAGTAAGTGCATCTTTAACTACTTTGTTGTTTATAAAATAATTTACCTGTTGTTTATCAAAGAGGTTTATAGAATCTACAGGAAGTGTTTCTGATTCCGGTCGTATAACCACTTCGTTAGGTATTTCAAATGATGTAAAGTCGTATTTACTGGCTTCTTCCAGCACCTCTGAATATGACAATCCAGAACTTTCAATTATCCAATTGATAGTAGACCATGTTTTATTACAATTATGGCAGCATATAAGGTTTTTAGAGGGAATGTAGTAAAGGCGTTTTTTCTTTTGCCATGATTTGCCTTCCTTACAAATATTACACGACCCATTATATGTATTAGATGCCTTTTTGTGTTTAGCAAAACCAGCGTACTGGTAAAACTTTTGTATTACGTATTCTTGGGGCAATAAGCTATTCATACCTATATAGTATGATAATTTTATGTATATTGCAAATAAAAAAGGGACTATTTTCATAGTCCCTTTAAATATTGGGTTAATTATTGATTTGGTGGTGGTGTTCCCTTTTTAGTTGTAGTTTGGCGTGTATCAAATCCACTCCTAAATGGTACAAGAGAAGATAATTTTCCACGTTCTATTGGGTTTCCCTTATCGTCAGTAGCTATATTTTTATAATCTCCAACCTTTACCGCAGCTTTACCTACCTGACCTCCTGGCTGAAGTCTGGATTTTAAGTTGTTAACCGTACTCTTTAGTGTATTTACAGCAGACGCCACATCTGGACTTTTCTTTTGTAATTCACTATCAGTAAGACCTAATTTTTCCAAGTCTCGTGTTGTATCTATAAGTTCTCTTTCTATTTTATTAACATGTGAATTAATTATAGACATTGCCTTGGCATCTAATCCACTAGTAAACTGTTGTGGTGCAGGCCCTTGTTGGCCCGTAAATCCTGCCTTGACACCTTGGGCAGCACCCTTTATGCGTTTACCAACATCTTTAAAAGATCCTAAAGCACCGGCACCACGAGCCTTAACACGGTCCCAAAGACCTTCTTGTATGAGTTCTTCTTTTGTTATTCTGCCTTGTTTATAGGCTTCTATAACAGACTTTTTATATGCTTCGTCTTTAGTACTTGCGGTTTTTACAAATTTATCCCACATTTTAGAATCATCAACTAGTCTAGGCATTTATTATCCTCTTTCTGGTTGCATTTCTGCTTCTTTTTCGTCTTTTTGTGCTGGAAGTGATATGATGTACCCCTGTAATTCACCCTTCATATCATTTAGTTTTTGGTTAACAGCGGCAACAGTTTTAGATGCTGAACCAATACCTGAAAAACTTCTTTCTAATGCAGCCAATTGCTCACTCATTTTAGGAAGTCGTTCTATAATACTATCAACGTCTGATATGATTTTATCTAGGTTTTCTCTATCACGCTGCATGTTATTGTTTTTAAACCCAACATTAGCATCCAATGGGTCAACATTAAATGCATCAACATCGGTTTCATCATCAAATTGAACGTCATCAGGGTTTCTTTTCATATCGGGAATATCATACTCATGTAGTATTTTCTCGAAATATCGTTTATATTCAGACATAGTATCTCCTTTTAAGGCTTGCTTTGAATTATTTATTAAAACTTACTTAATAATATGTTAATTTTTGGCTTTGTGTTGACATTAGTGCTAGATATTATATTATAGCAGTATGAAAAGGGAAAATTATATAAGTTGGGATGCATTTTTTATGGGGGTAGCTGAATTAGCATCAAAGCGTTCAAAAGATCCACGTACACAGGTGGGTGCTTCTATTGTTAATAGTAAGAAACAAATAATTTCAACTGGATACAATGGATTAGTTAACGGAATGTCAGATGACGATTTTGATTGGTATAATAGAGAAGAGAAACATGACTATGTTATTCATGCCGAGGAGAATGCAATTTTAAATGCCAATGGTAATTTAGATAATTGTATTCTATATTTATATACAGAACGTGGGTATTATCCTTGTTCTGAGTGTGCAAAGAAAATATGTCAGTCAGGAATTAAAGAAGTAGTACTTAACTTTGTAGGTGATAGATTAGATATGAAAGAAAAATATAATGGAGATGCTACAAAGCGTATGTTTAAGGCTGCCGGGGTTTCAATTAGAGTATTAAAGGAAAACCAATGAAAAGAAAAAGTAAAAGGAAAACAAAAACACATATTACCAAAAGAACGGTAACAAAAAAGACAAAGAATAAACATGTACCTGTGGTTACCAATACGCCTGTAGAGGCCCCCAGGAAGCCACGCAAGACAAAAAAACTTACGGTAAGTAAGATAGTATGCTCTAAATGTAAAACAGAGAAGAAAAGCAATAAAACCCAAATGGATAAACTTATAGGTCTTTTCGGATCTATAGAATCTGTACACGATAAGTATCATTGTGCAACCTGTAGAAAGACACACAATGTAAGGAAAGACGGAAAGCCAAAACCAGAGAAGCGAACCAGAAAACCTAAAAGGGTGTTCGATAAATTACCAAGTTGGATGTCGGCATCACAAAGTTGTTATGGTTCAGGAAGTATTACCAAGCCAGATGGTATTACAACTAAAAAGTGGTCTAAAATACTACATGAAACTGTAGATTGGGCATTAAAGGAAGGTTTATTAGTAAGATCGCCAAAACAATAGTTGACTTTGCATACTATACCTGATAAGATATAAACATGATAGTAGAAAAAATATCTGTATATGATGGAACATATCTAAGAAGGCGATTTGCATATGATCATTTTTTAGATAAAACACAGCCAATAGGAAATATCATAGCCTTTAGGTCTCCAATCAAAGTAGATGTAAAATCACTTATAGATAAAGATCTTATAATCAAAGGTATGCCATTATGTTCAGATGATGCTATTAATTTATGTCTAGAAATACCAAATATAAATATGTTTTCTGGTGTATGCTTTCAAAGATTGTTTAATTCTGGTGTAGGTAATATGTTGGCATCAGAGTTTCTTAAGTGTGATGTAGAAATAGATGGAGCAAATATTATAATACACAAAGAATGTGAAGATCGTGGTATAATTAAAACTCGTGGTGTTGCAAGCATAACAGATGTAAACATGGTTGATAATGCTGTTTTAATACATACAGGGATTCATATTAGTGCTGGCGAACATGCATTGACTACATCATATTCTACAAAATTGAGTGATGATCAATGTATTATTTTAATGCGTAAGTCAATAGAGTTTTTTTATGGAGTGCTGCACGAAATTTTTGTAGAAACATCTAAGAAGGTTAACTAATGAATTTTTTTGATTTTATTAATGATATACTTTATAAGAAATCAGGTGTGCTGTTAGATAAAAAGGAACTGGAATCAGAATTTCAGCCGTATCTTATTCAGCGATGGATTTCAATGCACTCAAAAATAAATGCAAGAATACTAAATGCCACGACAAATAGATTATATAAAGGTGTTGATAATAAACAGCATTGGTATAAGTTATTTTTAAATGTAATACCAAAATCAGCATTTAAACGATTTAAGTATATTAAAAAGGCTGTAGTTAAAGATAAATCAAAAAATGAAAATATGGAATCGGCTATCGAGATGATCGCTAATAGTAAACAAATATCCAAGAGGGAAGTATCTGCATATATATCAGAATATGGCATAGATATTAAATCTATAGCAAGTTCATTAAAGGATAAATAGGTGATAAATGTCAGTAGAACAAAAAATAATAGACAATAGTAATAACACATTAAAAGCACTTGCACCAAAAGCACTAAAGGCGTTTAATGCACCTGATACTGGTATTAAGATTGTTCTAGATGGTGCATATTTTGTAATAAGGGATTGTGCGGATATAACAGTAAAATATTTGCCATTATATCTTTATGGAACATACTCAGATCCGGTAAAACAACTACAAGGGGTTTTCACAAAAGAAGAAATAGCGTCTTTTGTGGAACGGGCAATGAACATACAAACACCAAGTATACAAACTAATCAATTATGTACCTTGATGTTAAATGATTCTAGAAACCAAAACGGGGTTATTATGAAATCACAAACCCCAGAAAATTCTAATGAGGATGATGTTTACGGTGAATATGGTTCTGACAGCGTTGGAGATACTAATAAGGAATTAGAATTTGATTTAAGACATACTAGTGATATAATACATGAGTTGAGTGTGGCATTTTCAGCAAAATAAAGGAGAAATAAAATGGAGGCCAATAGAGAAGAACAGTTCACGAAGTTGTTGGAGCTAGAAAAGAAGTTGGGTAGTGTTAAGGCTATGCGTAAATCTATGTTGTCTGATTATAAAGATCAGATTAAAGAAATAGAGTCGGAAATCAAGGAAATGGTTTCTGAACTCGGAGGAGAATAATTATGGGAACTGAACATTTAGATGTTCGTGGCCAAGAGGCACGAATTCATGGTATTGCACCCCATAAGTCTATTGACTTGGATGTGTATCATGGACAGAGTATACCTATGGATTGGGATATCAAGGCGGTGTCGGGTGATATAATCATGGCAACCTATGTTGATGAGGATTCCAGCGGTGAGTTGGTAAATCGTGGTGGTATTTTAGTAAACACCAACACTACCAAAGGAATGTGGAGAATCATCAAAGTTGAAATGGTTGGGCCTGGGGTTCCTGAAGAATATGGTGTAGGAACATATCTCATGGTCCCTAATGATAAAGGTCTACCGTTAACAAAGTTTGGTGGAAAGAATATGTTGTTTATAAACGCAGATAGGGTATTCTGTGTTATGACACCAAAAAATAATATCTAATATTATTAATATAAATACCATTAAAGACACATATTCTATTCTGAATATGTGTCTTTTCTTCTTAAATACTAAATAATTAAGGGGATTTATATGTCATATAGCGATGTTCAAGGTCTGTTTGCTTCACATGTGGTTGAGTTGGTGGCAATACGGAGAAATTATAAACCAGGCAAGGGTCCTATACGGGCATTTTTCTGTACCAATAGCAAAGCATTACTTAATAGTATTGTAGGAAAGACAGCTCTACACTTTAGGGCTCCAACACACCCACCCCCATATGACGCCAGGGCTAAAAATTTATTAACAACATGGGATATTTTAATGCAGGATTGGAGAAATATAAACCTGAACAATTATGCAATACGAGAGATTTTACCACTTAAAAACAAAGAAGATATATCTATGTTTTGGGGATATTTCAGTTATATATTAAAACCAATGACCGCACAAGAAAAAATTACCTTTATGGATAACAGGGGATATAGACGGTTTACTCTAGATGGTGTCAAAAAATATATGGAAGAGATAAGAAAAGAGCAACTTATCAAACAAAAAATGGGTATATCCACTTGATTTAAAATCATTATTCATAAATACATATGAGGTAAGAATGACAATCCACGGAACTGAAATAGAACGAATTTTGAAAAGTCTTTTACAAAAAGATATTAAACTATCTATTAGCAATAGACAATATCGTAAAGGAAAGTTGTTATTATTCAAACAAAATAATTATCATATAGAACTTACTGTTAGAAAAAATGATATTGATATAAAGGGATTTGAAATTCCTATACCATTTGCAATAGAGTCATGGGAAGATGACGGGTTAATATATTTTGATTATAGATTATCAAAATTATCTAACAATGATAAGGTATTACATTCTATGTTAACACAACTTCCTAATGAAGGCAATAATAAATTTTATGATAAAATATTAGAGATACAGATACTATCAGGAGATTAAATGGCAGAATTAAAATTATATTTCAGTATGGTAAGTGGTGATATGTATTATATAGAAGCAGATGAAGTTGGAATTTTAGACAACACCCAAATTCCGTTAATTAAAAAACCAAAGCCTACTTGTAAACAATGTTATGGTAGATTTTATACAGGATTTGATACCGTTAAAAAATATTATATTCCATGCCCAAAATGCGTAAGGGGTTGTGTTGATTGGAGTGTGATGAAGGAAGATCCTGTTGTTGAGACTGTAAAGACCACAAATGAAATTGCCGATCATGAATTTATTAAGGCAGCGGAAGGATATGGTATAGAAGGCGAATGAAACTAGAAACCTATAATTTTGAAATTCGTACTATGATTGCACAGTTTTGTGACTCCTTTAATGATGTAATTATACGTCGTTACAACAACGCAGCAGATAGAGAAGTACAAGACAAGATTCAATGTAACTTTGTTTATGCACCTAAGACACGGGTTATTCATGATTTGATTAATAAGGCCAAACACATTAAACTTCCTGTTATTTCCGTAAACATATCAAGTATGAATAGAAATCCTGGTCGTGTGTTTAATAAGATTGAGGGGCCGTATTATAATTTAGGATTAAATGATACAGGATTTGCACATCCTCTTCAACCTGTTCCTGTTGATATAGGTATTAACATGTCAATAATTACGAGATTTCAATCTGATATGGATCAAATAATTACAAATTTTGCTCCATATAACGACCCGTATATTGTTATTAGTTGGAAAGAACCATATACTCAATATGAGATCAGAACAATAGTAAAGTGGAGTGGAAACATGAGTTTTGAATATCCAACAGATATTGCACCAAACACTCAGTATCGGGTTATAGCCAATACA